CACTGGAGATGAATTTCAAAGGTGAGCTTCTATATGATAAACTTATGCAGAGGGACGATTTCTTTGATGAGATGTTCTTATTTACTAAACATACGGAGAGCGCAAGAGTATTAAAAGCTGGTATAAAATACAACGAAAAGAATAAAATGAAATATTGTGAGATGCTGAGAAGTCTCATAAAGGGTGATCGTATACTAATTAACGAAAAGAAATGGACAGTTCCCGAACTTTTTACTTTCGGTTTAAATAATAGAGGTACGTACTCGAGTCAGAGCGGGCACGACGATGTTGCTATGACTCTGGTCAATCTCCCGGGATTATTTGATGGATATGACTTTAATCAGATAGTGGGGGATGTTTTCGATGAGCTCGAGGACAGTACTTATAAGAATGCTATAATCAGGAAGCTGGAAGGCGGGCAGAGCCTAGATGAAGATTCGAGAGGACCCGTTACCAAGGACGGTAAAAGCTACGGGGATTTCAATAAACTAATGTAACGCATCATTTTTAATAATCCTCTTCAATAATTCTTAATTCTTTTTTGATATATAGTCTAGAAGCAAAAATATCTTGAAAAATAATGGCAAATAAGGTAAAAATAGACTACTCGCAGTTTAGAGCGTCTGGAGTTTATACGTTGGAATTCGACGCATCACAAAATGTGATTCTAACATCACAAACTATTAGATTGGTGGTTGGATTCTCTAATAAGGGACCTTTCAATACACCGGTTTATATTCCTGACGTAACAACACTAATATCTATTTTTGGTGACGTAGACAGATCACTAGAAAATAAAGGTTCTTTCTTTCAGAGATCGATACTAACTTGTTTAAATACAGGTCCGGTTTTTGCATTGAATCTTTTAAGATTAAATGACGACGAGGCAACCGCAAATCCAGATAAGGTCACATATCAAGCATACTCTGTTGATACAGAGGAATCTAATGGTGTTGTAACAAACAGACTTTACTCATCTTATTATAATAAGGAGAGATTTTGGTTTGCAGACCCTAATTACTTCCTTGCAACATTAAGTGTTGTTGATCAAGGGAAATTATTCAGTCTTACTAATCTAGGTAAATCACCAATGAGTATCATAACTAGGAAATCTACGGATTCTTCTAAACCTCTTAAAGGGTATGATATATTCGCAATAGATTGGTATGGAGCTAATAATGTACCTACTTTTATGCACCCTTACGATTACATCTCTGATTACTTTATTGATGTAATTGCGGTTTATGGAAACTGGACAAATTACCAGGCCTTAGCATTGGATCCATATTGGGGATACCAAGATCCAAGATTCGGAGGAACGGGAAGAGGATATTTTACTAATAATGGATTTGTTAAAAGTAAAATAGATGCATTCCTTGCGGAACCTAATGTTTCTATAGTTACTTCTGTTACCGGATGTATTATACCCGACTTTGTTGATCTTAACGGAATTAATCAATACATACAAACACTAGTTAATAATAACACGCCTTCAAGCGGTTTATTTTGTGCGATTGATGAAGTTGCATTCGATTCTATTTGTAATAACCCTTCTAAAATAGATTTAGTTGGTAATCACTTAATTGATGAATTAACTGGCGATAGAGACCTTGCAACCCCTAGAATTAATTTCTTAAGTTATGATCAGGTACTAGTTGCTGACTACTTATACTCACAAAATGTTGTTGGTGTAACTGGGGCAACTGGATTTGTTAGCGCTACTGGTGCTACAGTTTATGCTACCGGTGTTAATGTTGGTACTCTTTTCACACTTACTGAATCTGGTGTTACTGCTGGTGTAATAAACAGTTCTTTTGCGGCTTATAATCCTAATGCATTCGATGGGGGATTACATTATTTACAAACATCTGGACTAACCGGTGCTACTGGTGGATTCAATAACTCTATACAAAAAGAATCTTTGAAAAGCTTTGTATCTGTTACATCATCTAACGATGAGAAATTTATACTTGGTGTAGTTTCTGGATATACAGGGGGTTTAACCGGAGCATTACTAAATCAATTCTCTGAAGCTTCTCTTGTTAAATTGAAGGTTACTGGAACTAAAGAGGTTTCGGGAGAATTAAGAATATTCTTTACCCACCCTCTCGATAACGCTTTCTATAGAGGGCAAGGTATAACGGTTAGCCCTACATATAACTTAACATCATATAATACTGGTGCATCTGGAAGTAATAAACCATTCTATACAGGTGCTTATCAATTTGGTAACTCTGATTATACTGATATTATTAGTGTAGCTACACCTGATGGTGTTACTGGACCTGGTGCTCCTCTTGGAGTTTCTAATGTGCTAGTTGGATATAATGCTTCACCATTATTCCAGGATCATAAATATGCAAGAATTGCGGATGGTGACTTGGTTTGGAGAAACTCTGCAGGTACTAATCTTAGCTATCTAGGATTTGAAACTACTGTGGATAAGGATCAATTTGACATGACATACCTTAGAACATTCAGTAATGTTGATAGAGACGATGCAACTATAGTAAATGTTCCTGCATTTGGTGCTACTTATGCTTCTGATAATGCAGGTCTTCCTGTAAGTGCACAAGCATTTGATATAATTTCACAGGAAGGATCCATTAACCAATTCATCGACTGTACTAGAATAGACGTTACGACATTCTTGATAACTCAAGATAGTTCAGGTAATGTTCCGCTATCTGTGGGAGATTTGGTAGTTTCTACTGACCTTGATATATGTGAGCCAGTAACAGGTAACAGACAAAGCAGATTAGCTAAGGTTACTTCGGTTGCTACGACAACAACTCTTGGAACATATAGAGTAAAAGTAGCAAGACCAGCTCTTTATTATACTGCAGGTGTTGGACTTAGAATTCAAAAATTCCAATCAATATCTCAATTTACGAGATCGTTTGATTTCACATATTTAAGTGGATTCACAATGACGGATTCACATAGACCTAACGGTAGTGATGCTAGAATTAGCGATATTCTTGATGTTATGTATGACACTAATATAGCTAAAACATTAGCTTCTAAAGACGTTATATCATTTAGATACATCGTAGATACTTTCGCTGGACAGATTCTACCTAACTCTAAATACCAACTTAGTAATCTTGCTAAATTAAGACAACAAGCTCTTGCTATTATAAATGCCCCTTCGATGGCACAATTTAGAGCTAGCACGGATCCTAGATTTACTGATGCTCCAACAGCAGCAAATCCATATCCGAAATTAAATACTGCTTATATCGCGGACGGTGGGAATTTATCGCTTAATCCTACATATACTTTCAGTTTACCTACCGAAGATGATGGATCTAAATTCTGTGGTTTCTATTCCCCTTTCATTACTGTAAGAGAATCAAATAGAAATGTGGAAGTTCCACCAGCAGCATACGTTTCTAATAACTTCCTTAGAAAATTCGCAAACGGTGAACCTTATGCAATTATCGCAGGTCAAAAAAGAGGAGTTATTAGTGGAGGAAATATCGTAGGAGTTGAATATGACTTTACCGATGAGGATAGAGGAAATTTAGAGCCTTTCGGTATAAACCCAATCATCAAGAGAAGAGGTATTGGTGTAGTTATCTTCGGTAACCAAACGGCTTACCAACAAGTTAACTCAGCTTTCAACCTAGTTCACGTAAGAGATCTTTTAATCAGTATAGAAAGCGACGTACAAGAAATATTAGCTAACTACCTATTTGATTTCAATGACGATTCAATAAGACTTGAAATTAAAACATTAGTTGATAATTACCTTGATGGTGTTAGAGCAGGTGGTGGTATTTATGCTTACCAAACTATAATGGATGCATCAAACAACACTCCGGCAATCATCGATATGAATATGGGTATAATTGACGTTATAATCGAACCTGCTAGAGGAATTCAGAAATTCATTAATAGAGTTACTGTTACTAGAACTGGTGGAATCGCAGCTGGAGGATTCGTACAATTTGTATAATCAAATTTTCGAATATTTAGAAGCAAAAGATAAATATAATTAGATATGGCAGGATTATCACATTTTCAAAATTCACTATCAGGAATAAACAAGTTTGAACCGGTTTATTTAAACCAGTTTGAGGTTACTATTATACCTCCTGCTGCTGTTGCTGGCGGTGAGATATTACTACAGCACGTTAATAAAGTTTCCGGCCTTTCTTTGGATAAAAACCCTAGTGTTATAGCACAAAAGTATAAATTTGCTAAAAGAAACTATGCTGGTGCTAAACCAGAAAACACATATATGGACGTGAGTTTAAGTTTTACCGTCAATCTTAATGACGCTAATTCAATGTATGTGCATAAAACATTAAGACAATGGTCAGATTTAATCTATAACCCCTTAACTGGTGCTATGGGTCTTAAAAACGATTATACAGGTACTATCGTAATATCAATCTTTAACAAGCAAGGTGATGTATACAGAAGAATAACTTGTAGAGATTGTTTTCCTACTAAACCTATAACTGCTATGAATTTAAGCTACATGTCAACGGATCTATATAAAATTGATGACATGTCTTGGGCGGTTGATTACTGGGAAGATCTATTCTTATAAAATAAAGAACAAAAATGGCAGGATTACCACATTTTACAAACTCTAAAGCAGCGATAAACAATTACGAACCGGTTTATTTGAACCAGTTTGAGGTGCTTATAAATCCACCATCTGGAATTGTTGATTCAGCTACCACTTTTAAAGGTGAGAGTATACTAGCACAACAAGTTAAAGCTATAACTGGATTGGCAGTAGATATTGCTCCTGCTCAGACAGTTAATCAGCAATATAAATTTGCTACCAGAAGATATGCTGGTGGTGAACCTTCTCAGAGTGATATGACACTTTCTATGGAATTTGAGGTTAACTTAAATGACGCTAATTCTATGTCTGTTTATAAAATTCTTAGACAGTGGTCGGATTTAATCTATAATCCACTTACCGGAGCGATGGGTCTAAAATCAGATTATGTTGGATCTATGTCCATATCAATATTTAATAAAAGAGGTGATGTCTTCAGAAGAATAAGAATACCTTCTTGCTTCTTGAGTGAGCCTATAAATTCAATGGAACTTGATTATGAAACTCCGGCTATATACAGCATAAATGCCAGTTGGGTTTGTGATTACTGGGAAGATCTATTCATATAATTCAATTAAAAAATATATTTTAAAAAAAAAGAGGCTGATTTGGCCTCTTTTTTCATTTTGGGTTATATAATAGATAAAATAAATTATTTATGGATAACATATCTCCGGAAGAAATTCTCAAAAGAAAAGAAATAATGGGTGGCATAGAATATGACGACCCTACTGATGTACAATCCAAGCCAGAGGCGAAACCAGCTGAGGCTCAACCAGTTTTGATTGAACCTATAAAAACTGATGTTGTCGAAAAAAATGTATATTCGGACCAACCAGCAACACCAAATAATTTTGGCAAGGCACAATCAGTTTCCCCTGCATTCGATACAGGGTGGAAGAATTTACCAGTTGATATATTGCCTTCCAAAGGTGTATATTATCCCGAGGGAACAAAGCTAGCCATAAGATCAGCTGAAGTTAAAGAAATTAGGCATTTCTCCACTATTGATGATGATGATAGATTGGACATCGAGGATAAACTAAGCTATATTTTAGACAGATGTCTGAGAATGGATTTTCCTAATGAAGGTGTGGTATCATATCTTGATCTAAAACAAGAGGATAGATTTTTTATAATAATGGCAATAAGGGATTTAACTTTTGTTAGAGGCGAGAATTCAATAATGCTTCAGACGTCAAAGAAATGCGACGAAACACTGGATTGCCCATTTAATAATGGTATTGAATTAAGAACTGGAGTTTTAAGTTCATATGAGCTGGATGACAGGATAAACAAATACTATGATAGCGAAAGCAGAACTTTTCTATTCGACGTAAAAAGAATAGGAAAGAAAATTGAAATGTCAATCCCAAGTATAGGTGTTACAAAAGCAATCTCAAAATTTATTTCCGATATGAATAGAAAGAGTATTGAGATTGATGATGGATTTTTAAAAATTGCTCCTTTTATATTTAATGAATGGAGAGAATTAACAAGTGATAGAATACTTACCAAAATGAGGGAAGCCGATTATTGGACAAAGGAAGAATATAGTTTGTATTTCGAGCTTTCAGAAAAGATCAGAATTGGCACTGAATTGGAAGTTAAACAAAAATGCCCTGTATGCGGTGATAGGGAGGTCACCGCTGCGATCAACTTTCCCAGCGGGTTCAGATCTCTTTTCGTTATTTCAGATATCTTTGGAGAACTTCTTTGAGATTAAATTTAGACTTTGGAAAGAGCATGGATTAGATCCTGTTTGGGTAGAATCAATACCGTTTTATGAATATCAGCTATGGCTAGACATGTTAAATGATGCTATAGATAAGGAGAATACAGAAAGACAGACAGAGGATGGTGTTAAACAACTATTCAGTCTAACTAAATAAGAAATAGAATATATACATTAGTATATGGCAATAGATCAGAAACTTATATCATCCCTATTAGATCTCAGCAGAAATGTTGATAAGCTTTCTGGTGACATTAAAAAGAATACTTCAACAACCGCAGATCTTGCTGAAACCCAAACTAAAGCAGCAGATAATACCAAGGATCTTGGTAAAATTGCTGAAGGAATAAAGGGGCTTGATCTTGGAAGTTTAAAGGGTGAATTCTCCCAATTAACAAAGGGCATAAGTGGATTAGATTTCCAGGGTTTATCAAAGGATTTAAAATCTCTTGATTTTAAGGGATTAACTCAAGGTATAAAGGGGCTAGATTTTAAAGAGCTAACTCAAGGTATAAAAGGTTTAGATTTCAAATCTCTTGGCCAGGATCTTAAAAAACTTGACTTTAAGGATCTTGCTGGAAGTATAAAAGGTTTAGATCTGAAAGGCATAGCTGGTGCAGCGAGCGGAATTAAAGGACTTGATATCGGTGGAATTGCAGGTGCGGTAAAGGGGGATGGAATAAAGAACGTAGTTTCAGGATCTCTTGGAGGACTTGCAAAAGGATTTGGTAAAAATCTACTTGGTGGATTCGCAGCTGGAGGAAATGTTGAAAAGACTGGGAATTATCTTGTCGGTGAAAAAGGACCCGAAATTGTAAACCTTACTAAAGGTGCTGCTGTTATACCTAATAACATATTAAAGGAAAGACAGAATATACTAAAAAAACTAGGACCTGAAGCTCCGAGTGAGAAAGAAATATCTAAGAAGAGGAATGAACTGCTTGCAGCGGATCCTCTATATTATGAAGATGAACCAGGTTGGCTGGAGGAGGACATTAATTCATATCTGGAGGGACTTCAGGGAAAATCAACATCTGAATTTACTCAAGACGATTTAAAGAAACTAACCAAACCCGTAGATAATAAAGCTGAGGCAGTAGTAAGTCCTGTAAATAAAGCACCCGAAACTAAGAGCGAAGTTAAGGAAAAGAAGGATGGTTTATTTTCTAAGGTATTTGGCAAGAAGAAGGACGAGACTGCTTCCAAGGAGGAAGAAAAATCTAAAGGACCTTCGTTATTGGATAGAGGTAAGGATTTGCTTAAAAATGTTGATAAGGAATCATTAATTAAAGGCGGTCAGGATCTTCTAAAGAATCCAACAGATCTTCTAAAGAATCCTGCCGATCTTCTGAAAAGCGCTGGTGGTATTGGAATGCAAGCAATGCTTAAAAAGAAGGAGGAGGCTAAACCAGGTGAAATAAAAAATACTGTTAATAAATTATCTAAGCTTCCTGTACCAAAACAGTCCGCTAAGAATACACCAGATTCAACACCAACTGCAGAACCAGCTAATAAGCCATCCGCTGTTACTAGCCAAACCGAGACTAATAAAGGTGAAGCTAAGACTTCATCTGCATCAGCAACATCTACTTCTACCGCTGCTTCCGGTGGATCTGAAGGCATGAGTAAAGATGATGCTACCGAGATGAAATCTATACTTATGAGGATAGCATCGCTATTGGAAGGTCCACTGAGTGTATCATCGATAGATGCACCATATAGACCGGATTCCAGAAGGGTATAAAAAATACCACCAATTATTTTTTTATTCCGAGATATTTGATTACTTTTGTAGGAATCAAAGCGAGATAGAGATGATCAGTCCAGAAAAGTACACAGAAGCAATTAATACGAAGCATTACGAAAACACAGAATTCCTGGATGATGATTTTTTAAATCTCGATATTTGGAGGATAATAAAAATCCCGTATCATAATACTAATGGGTTTGTATACGAGGTATCTTCCCCAGCCGACAATTCAAATATAGCAGTGGACCAAAGAGACAGAATCTATCTGGAGATGTCTAATGTATGGGCTAAAAACTCATACTGCAAAAGAATGCAGGTCGGATGTTTAATAGTAAAAAATAAATCAATTATATCGGATGGATATAATGGATCACCCACTGGATTTCCTAATATTTGCGAAAGTGACGATAATGTAACTCTACCTTATATCTTACACGCTGAAGCTAATGCAATAACAAAATTAGCGAAGGGTACACAGGGATCCGAGGGATCAACACTATATGTTACACTCTCACCATGCTTTGAATGCTCAAAGCTTATAATACAGTCAGGAATAAAAAGAGTTGTATTTACCGAGGTTTATAGAAAACCCGAATCCATATCTTTTTTAGCCGAGGCAGGAATAGAAATTTTAAAAATAAGTAAATAATCCCTTAAACCCTTAATTAAAAATGCAACAAAAAGAAAAAAACATCCAGAGATTAGCAGAGGATTTTATATTATGCAGAGACGACAAAAGCTTTAAGTTTTTATTTGAAAGACTCAGACCGGGGGTACTTAATCATTGCTTCCTTATCCTAAAGGACCAGGATCTTGCGGAAGATTCATTCCTTAACACTATGGCCAAAATATGGCTAAAGATAGATCAATATAATGGAGAGAGGGGAAATTTCTCCACTTGGTGTTATAATATAGCTAGAAATGAATCCCTGCTACTTATGAAATCAAGGAAGAGATATTATAGCCACAGTGATACTGAGCTTGAATATTTCTCATCCAAAAATACAATAGGAGATATAGGAGGAGAATATTTAATGGAGGATGACCCGTCATATGCATTTTTTAACGAGGGATCAAATCTTGACGATGTCTATGAATCTGTCCTTGATGAAATTAGGGATCTACCTGAACTATATCGTGACATCATGATCGATAGGGAGATTAATAACATGAAATATAAGGACATTGCTGAAAAATATGGTATCAAAAAGAGATCCATCGCAACCAGGATAAGAAGAGCCAGAGGTAAGATAAGAAAAAAGATAGATGGAAACATTACAATAAATCTTGGGTATAAAAAATAAAATTCTATGTTTAGATTATTTAAAGTAATAAAGGAGATATCCCTTTATAGAGAATATATTAAGATTATCAAGACAGAGGAAATGAACTCACCTATATGGGCGAGAAGAAATCTGAGACGTGATTATCTAAATAGGATTTATACAGTTATTAATCTTCCACCACAAATTCTTCTATCAACGGACCTTCCTAAGGAATCAAGACCTTCTTTTGTTGTTAGCGAGCTTAAGCCAACCAACGAATACCTTAAGTCATTAAATCTGGAAGAATTACTAACCATGTGGATAGAACCTGTTCCTGGAACTAACGAAGAATCATATTTGGCAGTATATCAATTTCTTTTCAGACACATAACATGGTTATGGATACTTAGATTTTTGGCAGAGATCAGCATTATAATTACTGTCATTGCTAAGTTCGATTGGATAATAAGTCTTTTTTATAAATAATGGTTGAAGAGGTAGCTAAGGTAAAAAAAGACATTGAGCTAAAACTTGAGTTCTTTACCAATGACAATAAGTTTAACTTTCATGAGGAATCCCACGTATACAGATACGACGGTATTAAGTATGATTCTGTAACAACTTTTCTTAAAACTTTTAAAACACCATTCGATAGAGAATATTGGTCGAAAAGAAAAGCTCAGGAAAGGGGAGTTGATGTATCAGTGGTTCTTAATGAGTGGCAGGGTAAGGCCGATGTTGCAAACAACCTTGGAACAAGAGTTCATAAATTTATAGAGGATTTCTGGAGCGGATTGGATCCAGAGATTCCCGAGTATAATCCAGATGATGAATACTCGAAGAGAGTTAATAAATTTATAGATCTTTATAATAGAAAGCTTAAAGTATTTGTTCCTCTTAAATCTGAGTTACGAATTTTTTCCAGAAAATGGAGACTTGCTGGAACGATAGATCAACCATTTCTTTTTTGGGACGAAAAGAGACAGAAGGTATTTCTTATAATAGGAGACTGGAAAACGAATGGTGATTTTAAACATGACGATCATCCCAAAGGAAGATACAAGAAATTGCTTAGACCGTTTGGTCATCTATACGAGAACCAGCATAATGAGTACTCGATACAAATAAGCTTGTATAGGCTCATTTTGGAGGAGGAGCTTGGTATAGATACGGAAAGCGGATTTCTTTGTCATATAGGACCCGATAGTGACCCTAAAATATATCCAGCTAAGGATCTTAGAGAGCCTCTCAGAGCATACCTCGATCAAAATAGAAATAGTTTGGATATTTTTGATCTCGCATAGAAACAATTATCGATTTAAACAATAGAAATATAAAATAAAATAGAAATATGTCAACAAGTAAAAAGAAAGCGGAACCTATGGTATATGATTTACCTGGAGGATCAAACGAAGTGGATTTTGGTACATCCCCTATGGGAGAGATGATTGATCCAATTTTCTCATATGATGAGGTGTTGGTTAATCAGATCCAGGATCAGATTGCAGCAAAGAAGGAAGAAATTAGAACTAAGGTTTATGCAGTTTCTTGCTCGGACGAGTTATTTGCTAAGTATGAAAAATTCATGAGCGAGGAGGCTGAATGGAATTCTACTGAAGCTCTAGGTATCGTTGAGGTAAATAAACACTTACAAAGAATTAAAAAGGATGGCATAAAGGATGGAGTTATCTATCTGGGAGCTTTACCTTTGGAAGCAAGTCATTATTTTTTAAGCAAATCTAAAGGTTCTGGACTTAAAAGCGCTGAGGATTTTTTAAGATTATTCAAGGCTTTTGATCAGGCATTATCTGATGCTAAGACTGATGTTACTGAACTAAAGGATTTTGAAAAGAATCTAGCTGCTGCAATGCAGGGTGTTTCTCTTGGATAATTCCAATAAAATTAATAAAAAAGCTAGCCTAATAAGCTAGCTTTTTTTTTGTCTGTAATTTTTTGTAGATATATAAAAAACAAAAAAAGATTTATTATGAAAACAATCGAAAAAATCAAAGCCAATTCTTGGGCTATCTCTCTTTCGCTTTTAATGATTCTGTTTCTAAGACAGTGCGGGGTAAACAACAGTATCTCAAAAATTGAGAAGCAATCTAAAATTCAGAGCCTTTATATGGACTCTATTTGCACAAAAGCGGAGCTTAAAAGAGCAATAGAAATAGAAGGTCTGAAGGCAGAAAAAAGAATGATTCAATCTACAGATAGAAGAATCATGGATGTTAATCGTCAATCCGAGATTGATGCTGAGATTAAAAAATTAGAAATATCTAAATAATGAAAAAGAAAACGACAAGCTATTTTATAATAGGGACTTTTGTCACTCTATATCTTCTTGTTTCTGTTATATCAACTATCCACGTTATAGATTTCTTTAAATTATCTAATCCCACATGGTTAGCTATAAGCTTAGCAATTGCATTTGAAGTAGGTGCAGCGGCTTCTCTAGCTTCTATAATAACTCTGGAGAAAATGAATAAGGGTATAGTTTGGGGTCTTTTTATCATATTGACACTTATGCAGGCAATGGGTAATACCTACTATGCATATACACACTTATCGGATTTTCAGGGATGGATAGAATTATTTGGATTGGCAGAAGAGGAGCTAATATATCAGAAGAGAGTATTATCTATAGTTAGTGGAGCAGTCCTTCCTATAGTTGCACTTGGATTTATCAAATCTCTGGTAGATTACATAAAGCCTTCCGCTGATATCGAGATCGATCAGGAAATCAGCAATGATGATTATTTTGATGATCTCGATAACATCGAGACCCCAGTATCGAAGACCCCAGCATCTGTTGAAGATATCGAATCACAGAATAATAATATACAGGTAGAGAATTATATAGACGAAACCCCAGCATTGGATGCGGGAAAATCTGACATTTGGTCTGACGAAGAAACAGAAGCTGACCTAATACCAGAAGTAGATGTATTAAAAAGCAGAAGCGATACTGCTTATCATGATACTACTGATCCTACTAAATTATAAAATAATCAATAAAAGGTGGCTGATAACAACATAGAAATTAATGATTTTGACGGCGGTGGTTCAAATACAGGTAACGATACATTTTTCGTCGGCGGGAGTGCAGGATTTGCATTAGACCCGTTAGCTGGTTCGACCGGGGGATTTGATACTGAATATATTAACATTGCCCAGCAGGTTGATGACCTGGAAAGAATAGAGGCTACTTTTAAGAGATTTAACGATCCGACGGAATTAAGATTCATAAAGGAATCTTTTGATGTCGTAAAGCAGGATAAAACTCTTGATATACTGAATGTTGTTGATTTCTTTCATCCATTGCAGAGTTTTTCTGATTACCAGAAGCAAACTATGATAATAGGACCAAGAGCATCAGCTAACCTTGATCCGTCATCATTTGTAAATACAAACGGAGAGGTATCTATGATTATAGCTAGAGCGTATTATCTTCCCGAAACACCAGCTGAAAGTAAAATACTATTTTGGGATTATAAAGGGACAGAAAGAAACATTATGGGTGAGCTTATGATTTTAACCGGAGCTATCAAAGAAGGTTATAATTGGAGGGGATGGGATGTTGATCCATTTAGCACATATGGCCACACAGGAAATGCCAATAGTGCATTAGGAGGATTTATTTTTACTAACCCCACAGATTACAATGTAAAATTAACAGTAATAACAGCAAACTAATATGGCAACTCAACCTATAAAATGCCCCTATGATTTACTGGAAGGATTCAGATTTTACAGGGGAAACCTTGTACTAGATAATGGTATGACCAATAATCCACAGGATTATCTACTAATGAAGGATATCAAGATGGATATTGATAACTTTTCAAGAAGCAGAATAACTCTAAAACCAGGAGCTTGTTTTCTTTTAAGTCAAACAGATATAGGGAACAATCAGGGATACGTTTCTTTCATAGCTGTTAAAGCTGTGTATCCCGATCTGACAGTAGAATCAAAGAAGTATATAAATTGGACATACCTTAATAATACAAATTATATGGGTGAACTCATGGTTCTTACTGGACCGATGTTATCGTCGGTAAGCTCTATACCTGAAGGATGGAACTTATCCAAACCTAACGTTGTTTTTAACGATGGCGGAATGGTTTTTTGTAATCCTAGTGCTGATTTTACTGTCAAATTAGAAATATTGGTATGCAGATAATAAAATGAACCACACAAATAAATATATAGTAAAAGTTTCCTGTCCTTAGTTGGATATATAATCAGTAAAAAAAAAGTAAACCATGGACTTTATAAACCAAGTTAAAAAATTAAAAGAGCTAACAAAATCAGCTGAGGTTAGATCCTTATGTGAGAGCTTCCTTAACGGTGGATCCGTTTCTAAGGATGAATTGGTAGCTTCTATCAATGAACATAACATTACCGATATGCAAGAAAATACACCAGTGATTAATAGTCATGTGGATGCTATAAGAAAAGAAGAGAGTGAGATTTCAAAAAGATCTGCAGCTTCCCTTATGGAATCATGGGGAGGATTAGGAGGTAGAAATTCTTCTAATTCTGGATCATACACAGGAAAGAACGAAACTAAGGAGGATGAGAATGCTTCATCGCTATTCGAAAGCATTTCTAAATTGGATTCGGATGATGCTGTAACTAAATCTTTCATTGAATCGCAAGGAGTTAAGAATCTTGGAATAATGGAGGCTATAAATAAGATCAAAGGATCTTCAATTTATACTTATCCTAAAGCTAAAATAGTTTGCGAGCAGTATCAGAATCTTTTAACCAATAGAGGTTTATCTGAATTTGCAGTTATTCATAACTTTATTGCAGAACTAGAATCTTTTAGCTGGGATACTTCAGTATTACCTATCGCGGAAGAACTTAAATCGAAAGCTGCAAAATACACTAGAGAAATAGAGGTTGCTAACGTTTTGGAAGCAATAAAAACAAGTGGTAGCTCATCATTCTATTCTGAATTATCAGAAACATTAAATACTTGGTTGGTATCTGAAAATAAATCGAATGGTCTTTTGGTTAAGAGTATATCTAAATGGAATTTCAATCCGGTTGTAAGAAACCTTGTTAATTTCTTAAATGTTAACGAGAGTAAAGATACTAGAAAATTAGAGATTCCTGTAAATGCTCAAGGAGAGTCAAGTGTATCTAAAGTATATTCACCTGTATTATTTGAAAGCGGTAAAACATTCTTCTATCTTGGTGGTGTAATATTCGAAGCAACTGATAATGAATTAAGAAAATTAAGTGATAAAGAAGTTAACGGTCTTTCTCCTGATTACCTAAGATTAATAGAAACATCTAGAAAACCACATGTATCGGTAAACGAGAATGGTATCTCTATCAAGTTTGGCAAGAAAATGGTTAAATTGGTTGAGGAGAACGAGGAGATTTCGGTTTACTTAGGTAAAGATAAACTTAGATTTGGAAATACTGGAAGTCTAGCTAAGATCTTAGGTCTTGAATCTAGCTCTTATTTCGGAGTTAATGAAAGCGAAGTAGTTGTTGACACAATGACACTTTATGCTAATTATTCAAATATAGTTGAATTGGATTTTGCTAAAGGTATCAATTCTAATATCTACGAAGGTGTAGGAGTTAATATTTTTAAATGGAACAATCAAATATACGTTCAGAAGATTAATGAGGGTATGAGAGAGAATTCTCTTTATAAAGTTAACGGAACTCAGGCAGTTACTATGGTTAAATCTTATCTTAGATATGACATCTCTGAGGGATTAACTGAATTCTTAGAAGGTGACCAAAGAATAAAATCTGTTATGATTAATGACAGAAATAAAGTTTTGGAAAACATATCTAAAATAGAAGGTGAACTTGATAAAATTAACGGATTGATCGAATCAAATTCTCTTTATAAAGGATCTGAACAAATAGTAACAGCTAAGGCTATGCTAGAAAAAGAACTTATGGTTCTTAGAGAGAAATGGAATCAAATAAATTCTGAATTAACAAATATCGAATATACAATAAATACTGCTGAGGAGCTTAATGTATTCGAGGATGAAAGATTCAATATTGGTGATTATATCAAAGTTAAAGAGTCTGGGGAAACTGGAAAAATCATATCTGTTGATGGATCATCTGGAAGATACACCATTCTACTTGATAACGGGAAAACATCTGATTTTTTAGTTAATGATATAACTGATTTGGAAGAGGCTTTAAGTCAGGCAGCAGAAAAAAATGCTGACTCTGAGGAGGAATCTGAAGAAGGTGAAGAAGTTAAGGAATCTAACAACCTAAACAAATCTGAATTAAGCATAGAGGAACAAAAAAAGTTACTTCAGGATTTTGCTGACGGTCACTCATTCTCTAAAGCACCAAGAGGAGAAGGTGGTAAAGATATAGCAATGGAACTTGATTCTCTTCATGGATACAATATTAGTATGAACGAGGGTAAAGAAAAAGCTAAAGGTGATTTGGCTAAAGCACCAGGTGATAATAAAAAGGAGAAAGCTAAAGTTGAGGGCGAAGATCTTTTAGATGATAATGCACCAGATACTAAAGATAAAACTGATTTCGAAGGTGAAGACGCAGACGGTAAGAACGATGAGATTGGATACAATCTAAGAGAATCTGAAGATGATTCTTTAGTAGAAGCTGACGACGTAAAAAAAAACTAAGCCGCAACTTTTATTTCGCTCCAAAGGCGGAAAATCAGAATAAGCCAGGCGAACCTTTTGTTCAATCTTCCGAAGGAAAACTTAGTAAAGCGCCGGACGGAAAGAGCATAATAGATGATGAAGAGGAAGATTCAGATACACCTGAAGAATCCAAAGAATAATATAAAGAATGTAGCTAATCGCTACATTCTTTTTTTATGAAATCTTTCCCCTATTTTTAACTAAGATTATAAACCAAACTAATTAAACTTTAATGGCAAAAGAATATGTTAAAAACAGCGAATTATTAGCCGCTGTTATAGAATCCAAGAATAACGGTAAGCTTACTCCTGCTACTATCGGTATGTTTAATTTGATGATATCTGGTATTGCTAAAAAAATGTCATATAAGGATCCTGAGGATAGAGAAGATTGCATGGCTTTTGCTATGGAGGATCTATGTAAATATTGGAATAGATTCAATCCAGAGAAATCAAACAATCCTTTTGCTTATTTTACACAAATAGCTAAAAATGGATTTGCTAAAGGGTGGAAAAAATTACATCCGCCAAAGAATCCCAAGACAATACCATTTAGCTACATTACAGGAGACGATAATTCATACAATATCTAATTAGGAGCTATGACCGATATTAAAAAGGTAAAGCCTAATGGTGAATATCGATCTGGAAAATATGATCCCAAGAATCCCGAAAAGTATATTGGTGATATTCATAATATCATTTATAGATCATCATGGGAGTATAGATTTTGTATGTATTGCGATACTAATGATGCTATACTTAAATGGAGTTCTGAACCTGTTGCTATAGACTATTATAATCCACTTGATAAGAAGGAACATAAATATAATGTTGATTTCTATATAAAGGTCCTTAAGGAGGATCAGCAAACACAGGACTGGATAATCGAGATAAAGCCGGAGAATCAAACAAAAAAACCTCTATACGAGGGAACAATGACAGTGGCGAAACTGAAGTCCTATAATAGAAATATGCAAATATGGATAACGAACCAGGCTAAGTTTAAAGCTGCTAGAGATTGGGCAGAGAAAAGAGATTATAGATTTGGTGTTATTGGCGAGGATTTTCTATTTAAAAGCAAGTAATGTACAACGATTTAGTATTAGAATATAAGAATGATCCCAAGAACACTGGAAATATTTATAATATAACCAATGATTTTTTTATTGGCAAGTATTTTAAAAACGGCAATCCGAATAAAAAATTCAAACCACCATTCGTCCCTGGCGAGATATATTCCTTTAATTATCAGACTGACAGTAAAATAACTGAGAAGAGACCATTCATAGACAGAATGCCTTTGGTTATTTGTACAGATGTATTTGAAACGAAAGAATCCGGACTTATATTAAAGGGTATAGATATAATAACGGTTCCTCCTAGAACCAGAGTTGATATACTTGGTAGGATATATGATAATTTTACTGAGCAGATAAAGAGCAATGATGCGTCATATACCAAGGGCGGTGCAAGAACACCTATAAATTTAAAGGATAAGGTTTTGATTAATCTTCTTGGAGATACTGGATATACTGAATCATTGTTTGGTTTTAAGACCGGATTCGCGAAGGATATAAAAATAATAGACTCCTCGGACTGGTCTAAAGTGCCATATTTGACAGTAAATTTTATAGAGGGCTTGAATGTTCAGGAGATATATAAACGGTATCAATCGAAATTAATTTAAAAATATCGATAGAATGAATAAATCAATTTATTAAATGGCTGGTTTTGTAGAAAATAATAACACATCACAGACTCCTGTAATACAGAGGATCAGGGATTCCGTAAGGAAACTTAGTACCTTTGGTATGAAGTATGATGACATGGTCATTCGTAATTCACAAGCAGTCGGTGTTACGGAGGCAGCTTTCTTAAATAAGAATAAATCTAATGTTGAGGATGAGAGCATGCTATGGACTCTTGCCAAACAGGATATATCATCCCGACAATTTATAGGGTACTTTGATAAGGACTACAAGGGGAAAAGAGACTTTCTTAGAAAGTTTTCGCTTAATCCTGAGATAGAATGGGTTTTAGATACAGTTTGTGATGAGGCTATTTCTTATGACTCGTCAAACTTTTTTGCTTATCCTGATTTTATAGATCTTAGTGATATTAATGATAAGCTTAAGGAGGATTTATATGACACATATAAGACATTATATGACACATGGGGATTTTCTGATGATATTACTGCATGGCAATATTTTAGACAATTTATAATAGATGGATTTTTAGCATTTGAGATAATATATGACGACAAGGGACAGAATATAATAGGATTCAAGGAGCTTGATGCTATTACACTTATTCCTAGTGTCGAGAAACAGATAGACGGTAGCTTCATGAGTACATGGACACAATACCCTCAAGATCCTAAAAAGAAAAGAGTACTTTACGAACCCCAGATCATTTACATCTCCTATGCTAAGGGTAATTCAATTTCAAGGATAAGTTACATTGAGAGATTGATAAGACCGTATAACATCCTTAGAATAATGGAATACACCAGAGTTATCTGGTCTGTTATGAATGCTTCATTTAAACTTAAGATGACAGTTCCTATCGGATCTAAATCTCAACAAAAAGGTATGCAGACCCTAGGAGAGTTAATGAGTATCTATAAGGAGGACATTGAGCTTAATGATGAAAGCGGTGAATTAACAATAGACGGAAGACCTAAGATCCAGTTCTATAAGAATTATTTAATGCCATCAGGTGTAAATGGAACACCTACTATAGAACCAATAACAACGGATGGGCCTAATCTAAATGATCCCCAACCTCTAGCTTATTTCTTCGATAAATTTATACTGGAATCTAAAGTTCCACCATCAAGATTCCATAATCCCGATGGCGGAAGTACTTCACCATATTCAAATGGTGCTGAAGGATTAGATAAGGAGGAAATAAGATTCTCCAAATTTATATCCAGATTAAGATCAGTTTTCCAGGAGATAATGGTTAAACCTCTTTGGATACAAATGGCAAAGAAATATCCTAAATTGGAAGACGACTTTATGTTTAAGAGTCAATTAGGATTAGACTATTTTTCTGATAATCCATTTAAGCTTAATCAGGAAATGGATATGATGAATAAGAGGAAGGAAGGTATATCAGCGATGGGCGGATTACTTGGTGACGAGGAAAAACCATATTTTTCTAATGCTTTTCTTATAGAGACATTCCTTGGTATGTCTAAGCAGGACATAGATGCTAATAAAGAAGCCATCGAGAGAAAGGCAAAGGAGAAGAAAAAGGAAGAGGAAAAAGGCAAAGAAGGCGGAGAGAAAAAAGAGGGTGAAGAAGCACCCGAAGTAACACTATAATAAGATGGCAGGATTTTTAGATTTTTTAAAACCGAATCAATCTGCACTGGGTAATATATTAAAAAACCTAGGCAACATATCAAAATTTGGTATGCAGTATGATGATATGGTTGTGCGAAACTCACAGGCCATTGGTAAGACTGAGGGATTTTTCTATAATCAGGACGGAAACGGATTTACCGAGAATGATGCATTTTATTGGACAGCTTCATATCAGGACACAAAGGTAAGAAAATATATTGCTTATTTCGACAGGGATTATATTGATAAAAGAAACTACCTAAGAAAGTTTTCTCTAAACGGAGAGATTGAATTTATACTTGATACTATTACGGATGAGGCGATTACTTACGATGATAGAAACTACTTTGCACAGCCTTCGTTTATAAACATAGATCTTAAAGATAAGATCAAGGATAAGATGGCTTCTCATTATAATAGACTTTATAATGTTTTTGGATTTCAGAATACTGTATTAGGATGGCAATACTTCAGACAATTCCTAATAGATGGATTTCTTGCATTTGAATTAATCTATGACAATAAGGGTAAGGAAATTATAGGATTTAAAGAATTGGATCCGGCATCTCTGCAGCCTGTCGTTGAAAAGGTTGGTGAGAATGAGCACAGACAGTTTTGGATACAGTATCCGAAGAATCCACAGATGACAAGAAAGCTTACTAATGAGCAGGTTATCTACATATCTTATGCTAAGGGTAATAGTATATCGAGAGTTAGCTATATCGAAAGATTAGTAAGATCTTATAATATATTAAGAATAATGGAGAACTCCAGAGTTATCTGGAACGTTATGAATGCATCATATAGATTGAAGTTCATTATACCCATTGGAACACAGTCTCCACAAAAGGCAATGCAGACTCTTGGTCAATTAATGGCAAACTATAAGGAGGATATAAATATTAACGATAACTCCGGTGAATTAACAGTAAATGGTAGACCAAAGGTTCAATTTTACAAGAATTATCTATTTCCTGAAAAAGATGGGGTATCCCCAGAAATATCATCCCTTAATTCGAGTGGTCCTGATTTTAATGTAATGGAGAATGTTCTATATTTCTTCAATAAATTAAAAATGGATTCAAAGATACCATACGCTAGATTTGCATCAAAAAGTGGAACTCCCGCGACATACCAAGTAAGCATAGATCAGTTAGAAAGAGACGAGATTAGATTTGAAAAGTTTCTGAGAAGATTAAGATCTATATTTCAGGAGCTTCTTGTAAAACCTCTTTATATTCAGATGTGTTTAGACAATCCTGAGTTATCAAGAGACAAGAGTTTTAAAGCCAATATCGGGCTTAACTATCACAGGGATAGTGAATTCGAGGAAATGGTTGAGATGTCCGGATATGCTAAAAGAAGCGAATTTATTAAGGGTCTAGAGGAACTAAAGGTAAAAGTTGGTGAGGAAGACAAAGCCTACTTCGATCCCGATTTCCTAGTTCAGAGATTCCTTGGACTTAATCCTGATCAGATTAAGATGAACGAGAAATATAAGGAGAAAGAAGCTAAGGCAGCTGCGCCAGCTGAGGGAGAAGCTGCTGCACCAGCAGAAGGTGAAGCCGCACCAGCGGAAGGTGAAGAAAAAGCTCCTGAAGTAACACTATAACTATAAATCTTTTAAATTCCAGAATCGAATGGGATTAAATATACACCAAGAATTTTTAAAATCAAGAATACTAGTAATCGGTGACATAATGTTGGATCATTATGTCATCGGGTCGGTTTCTCGAATTTCACCGGAGGCTCCTGTTCCTGTACTACTAAAGGAATCCGAGCATTATTATCTTGGTGGAGCGGGAAATGTATTTTCAAATGTACATACCCTTGGAGGGCAGAGCGATATACTATCAGTTATAGGTGATGATGATTCCGGTGATATTGTAATTGATATGGTCAATTCAAAATCGGATTTAAGTAATCTTCTAAAATCAGCATCCAGAAAAACAACATGCAAATCTAGATACATTGGTAATTCACACCAGCTTCTCAGAGTTGATGACGAAACATGTGACAATATAGATATTGCTACTGCCAATTCTTTTATTGAAAAATTTAGATCGATTATTGATCTATATGATTGTGTGATAATCGAGGATTATAACAAAGGATTACTAACACCTGATGTAATAAAACAATCAATATCAATAGCAAAATCCAGAAACAAGATAATTATAGTGGATCCTAAAATTAAGAACATTGAGTATTATTCAGGATCCACATACGTCAAACCCAATTTTTCGGAGTTCTGCTCGATGGTGGATGAAAAATTGGACATATTAGATATTAGTCATATAGTCAACAAAGCAAGAGAGGTATTAATTGCCATGTCAATTGATGGAATACTGATAACACTATCTGATAAGGGTATTCTGTATGTTGATTCTGCTACATATCACCATAGTCCAGGTTACCCGATTAACGTTTCTGATGTATCAGGGGCTGGTGATACAGTAACTGCAATGTTTGCGCTCGCAACATGCTCTAGTATAGGTATAGAAAATACACTAACTCTTTGTAATATAGCTGGATCTATAGCTTGCTCACAAATAGGAGCGGTATCTGTTAGTATCTCGGATGTCATAAAAAACCAATATTTTAAATTCTAATAGCAAATTATTTTTTTAAAACGGATTAGTTTATTACATTTGTGAAAAATAAACTACCATGATAGAAGAATTAAGACTATTTAAACAGCTGGAACAACTTACCGGCGAGGGATCACAGAAAGCAAAACAATTACTAATCAAGGAAAACCTTACTGAAAGATTTTCATATATGCTTGATGTCTGTTACAATCCGTTTGTTACAACTAAGCTTCATAGGATATCATTTAATGAATATCTTGATGCCAATAATCATAACCATTGGGATGATTTCATAAAGCTAGTAGAGGAGCTTAAAAAGGCACCTGCGGCAAATGATTTACTAAGGGGAAGAGCCAATACTTTGATATCCCAAAAAATCTCGGATGATCCGACTGAGGATATGGAATTAAGAAATATTCTCATGAAGATTCTTACAAAGAGAATGAATATAGGTATAGGTGCTAAGCTTATTAATAAAGCCGTTTCGAGAGATCTTATTCCTGATCCATCTTTAATGTTAGCTACAGATGATCATTCGACCATTGATAAATGGAATAAGATATATTGTGAGGAAAAGTACGATGGTGTTAGAGTTATAGCACTATATAAGAATGGCGAATTCTCATACTTTACTCGTGCATTTAATGAATTGGATGCAACATGTTTTCCTAAAATAACATTTGATCTTAAAACTTGTATTATAAACAGTGGATTGCACGGAGATTGGTTTTTTGATGGAGAATTAACAGATCTAAACAGAAAATCAGTTAGTGGTAAGGTCACTCAGATTCTAAGAGGTACTGTTGATTCGTCAATTGAGTCGGGTCTGCTATTCAATGTTTTTGATTTTGAAGAAGCATCCAGTCTGGAAAAAGGATCGGGAGTTATAAATTATTCGACAAGAAGGGAAACACTAGAAACTATAATGAAATATATCGGCGAGGATTCACCAGTAAAGCTTGCCCAAATGTGGGAGCTTTCTGATCCTAGCGAGGTAACAGAGATTTATAAAAGAATCGTTGATATCGGGGGCGAGGGTGTAATTTGTAAGGATAATGGGATATACGAATGTAAAAGATCCAAATCATGGGTAAAATTTAAAGAGGTTAGTGATTGTGATTTGGAGATAACTGGCTGGTATCCAGGAGAGGGAAAGAGAGAAGGGTTCATTGGTGGATTTATTCTTACCGATAAATCAAAAACACTGAATGTTAGAGTTGGAGCAGGGTTTACTGACAATGATCTAAAAACACTTAGCGTCGATGCAGATTCACACATAGGAAAGATAGCTGCAATACAGTATAATGTTACCATAACGGACAAGCATGGAAATCGTTCTTTATTTCTTCCTAGATTTATAGAGATAAGAAGTGATAAAGATTCTGCTGACGATTTTTCATCAAAATTTTAAGAAACAAGATTTAAAATAGCAACTAAAAAGAGTATGATACAAGAATTATTAACAGAGAAACTTAGACCGAAAGAGCTGAGACATATGATTCTCCCGAAGAGAATATCAAATATATTTGAAAGCGGATTAAACCAGAATGTTCTTTTAAGCGGTCCTCCTGGATGTGGAAAGACCACATTAGCTAAAATATTAGCAGCACCGTATCCTCATATTTTTATCAACGGATCTGATGAAAGTTCGGTTGATACAATTAGGGTAAAGATAAATGACTTCTGCTCGACGATTTCAGTGTTGGACGGGAAATCGTCCAAAAAAGTTGTGATCTTAGATGAGTTCGATGGTGTATCTGATCAATTTCATAAGGCACTAAGGGGAACAATAGAAAAGTTTGCTAGCAACACAAGGTTTGTTGCAACATGCAACTATATCAATAAGGTTCCCGAGGCTATACAGAGTAGATTCGAGGTAATTGATTTTAATCCTGTCAGCAGCGAAGAGGAAGATCTACTAAAGACTGAATGGAATAAAAGGGTAACCTTGATTCTTAGTAAGCTTGGTATTCAGATAGACGAAACATCGCTTTCTGAATTCCAGAGAAACTATTATCCCGACTTTAGATCTGCATTGAACAGAATTCAAACATGGAGTATTGAAGGCATAAAGATTATCGATGCAAATAAGATTAATGAATTTGGCTGGTCTTACGAGGAACTTTATAATCTTATAGTTACTTCCAAGGATCCGGTAAAAAATTACCAAACCATAGTTAGTGAATATCAGGGAAAGGTTGATGAAGTTATGTCAGCTCTTGGAAGTGAATTCATAAGCTGGATTATTGACAATAAGCCGGAGCTAAGAAAAATCATACCGGGAACTATAGTTCTTGTTGCAGACCATCAATCACAGAGGAATCAGGTTATCGATCCGATGGTATCCCTACTATCGCTAATATTTCAGATACAAAAACTCGTCGATTAATGGAAAATTCTAAAAGGATAATCCTTGTTGGTAAAGGCGGTTCGGGCAAGGATTATGCTAGAAAACTATTGGAGGATGCAGGATTCAGATATTGTGTCTCACATACAACAAGACCCCCGAGAGAGGGAGAGATTAATGGTAAGGACTATTATTTCATAAGCAAAGATGCTGCTGCCCATCAATTTGCAGCAAAGGATCTTTTCTATGAGTATGTGATATTTAATGGATGGGTATATGGAACTACAAAGGACGAGTTTGTAAAATCAAATCTATTTATAATGACGCCATCCGGCATATCGAAGATTAAGCCATCGGATAGAGTGGAATCATTTATAGTATATTTTGATATTGATGAAGAGACCAGAAGAAATAGACTTCTATCTAGAAGAGATGCAGACAATGTCGAAAGAAGAATAGAAGCTGATGAGAAAGACTTCGAAAACTTTAATGATTTTGATCATAGAATAAATGATCCTAATTTTGGTATGAATGATATTAATATTAGGAATTTTAAAATAATAACATTAGAACATTAAGAGATATGATCAATATTTTAATAGATGGTAACTATATTTTTCACAAAACTTTTGGAATTTTTGGTGGATATGGTAATGTAGATCCCGGTAAAGTTCTAAAGGATAAGAACGAACAGAGTGCTTTCATAAGAAAAGTATCAACTGATCTTTGTTCATCATTAAAGATGATCCCACAGGGGGGAAGATTAGTATTCACCGCAGATAGCAGAAGCTGGAGAAAGGACGTAGAAATAGAGGATGGTGGATATAAATCGGGAAGAGTCAAGGATGAAAATGTTGACTGGTCGATATTCTTTGATCTTATGCAGGCATTTGGATCTCATTTAGAAAAAATGGGATTTATATTTTCTAAAGTTGAAGGTGCAGAAGGTGATGATTTACTTATGTACTGGTCAGATTATTTTAATTCCAAGGATGAGAATTGTATTATCATAACAGGAGACAAGGATTTACACCAATTAGCGAAGGTGTCAACAGGTGCATGGACAGCCATATGGAATAATAATTCGAAGAAGAATATGATATCCGTTCCGAATGGTTGGAAAGAAACGTGGCTGGAGAGGAATGAATCTGTAAATATATTTAATATGGCTTCCACCATATCTCCAGAGAAGGAGAGATTTAAGGACTTTTTGAAAAAAGTTCAAATAGAGGATATACATAGTAAACCTTTTATATTTAATAAAATACTTATTGGTGATAAGGGTGATTCTGTTCCGAGCGTTTGGTCATATGAGCAAAATGGTAAGCCCATAAACTTTACACAAAGAAAGGCAGATGTAGTTTATGCTGCATTTCTTGAATCTGAATGGTGTGATGAATCATTCACAACACTTATTAATTCATCTGAGAGTGAGGAATTTTTGAATTGGTTAAGCGGATTAGTTATCAGAACATCCAAAGGAGTTGATAGCACTGAAAATAGAAATAAGGTAAAATCAAATATACTGCGTAACTTTAAGTTAATGTGGCTTGATTCTTCGATGATACCTGCATTTGTTGCTAATGGATGTAATGACGAGATAATCAGAGGAATGTCAATGGAAAAAAAATCCGTATCATTAGACAGAATAAAGATTCTCGAAGGAACCGAATGGGTTACCGCTGGATATCAGCCTAAAGGATTTGATCCGTTTGAGAACTTTTTAAAATCATAGCAAATGCAACTATTTGATATAGTAAAAAATATATTTTCCACAAACAACAAAACATGGAAATCTGTAGGAAAAATAGACAAATCCCGAAATTTCTTTATGATAAATCGGATAATGTCTATACAATTTCCCATACAGGCTAATCAATTCAATAAATTAAAAATATCTCCACCTCCAGTAGTTGATTGGTGGAGAGACACTTTATCACACAGATTTAGCAAACCACCCACTTGGATCTATACCAAAACAAAAAAATCAGATAAGATCGAGAAGGATGATTCAGTAAAGGATTATCCCGAGATAGAAAGGTTTATAAGGGAAAAATATAAAGTTACTAGTAGAGATCTTTCTCAAATAAAGAAATTTTATCCGGATAGATATCAGGCATGGATCATTGATGTCGGCGAGCAAGTTGGTATCCAAAAATAGAGATATATAGGAAGATGAGAAAAGAAAACAATAAACTTATAGATAAGGTGATTGCTAGTTTAGACTGGGACTCTATTTACGAGGTCAACAAATGCTTCAAGCACGGTGTTGGTGACGGTATTTCTGCAATACCTGGTCTCAAAAGAAAATCATTCTCCGACGGAATAACAAAGCTGGATATAAAGAATGAGTTAAAAAGCCTGCTAAAATACGTTATAGATAATGATCTAAATGAGTTAATATACGGTTATTGGATGATATTTTGGACTAATGCCCAATGGTCTGAAGAATACCTTAACCAGTTAAAAGAACAAATGGACGACGATGAAGGCGATGATATGGATAATATCATATTGGATTCCACCTTGGAAGTAATATATTCACCACAGAGAATCTGCGCTATTGAAAATTCACTATTAAAAGATTCAAAGAGCGAAGAATCTGATGAGATTAAACTGGAGATGATGCTAAGAAAAGCATTGGAGAAAGAACAGTATGAATTAGCATCAAAAATAAGAGATGTTATAAAGTTGCAAAATAACAACGAGTAATCGGATACATACATTAATGAAATATGTAAAATCTATAAACGAATTTGATTCTAATGCCTTTGGCGATAGCTATGGGTACGGAAGTGCTAATGGTGTATTTAAAATAAACTATAAGCCATTTGCGGACCTTTCCGTTTCTGTTGGCTCCGATCCCAATATGGAAAGAACGGTGAAAGGATCTGAATTCCAGCTGGGTGATGTTGTTATAGGACAACCACTTGATTCAAAAAGAAAGGTTATCGGAGTTATAGTTAGAGCATTTAGAAATCCTGATAATAAATCTTATAGATATTTTATACAAGTTTACAATAAGGGTAAAAAGACCGAAAGGGTAATTGAAATAAAATCAAATGCTATAGAATTTGCAGAAGGTGGAGATCACGGAAATACAGAAACTAAAGCAAGCGATAAAAACAATACCGCTACAAGCTCTTCATTTAATTCTAAGACCGTATATAGTTCAAGTGAACTTGGTTTAGAAACTACAGGTGGATAATTTATTAGGAAACTAATTTATATAAATCGGATACAAAGAATAAACGTATCCAATGATATCAGGCACCAATCAACCGAATATTTCTTATTTAGGACTTCCGAAGGGAAGTATAAATGGTGAGTTTACTATATCATCATATTCAGATATACTTTCCCTCATCCTAGACGTCTGTATAATAAATTCGTCAATATCATCCAAAGTTATATGTTTAGATATAAATGAACTTGATTTAAGTCCAGACTTTTTTCTTGATACCATAGAGGAGGAAGATCCCGAGATATCCTCCAGAATAAATGATATTAATGGGCTAATAAATAAGAATGATCTCAGAATATGTTTTTTTATAGGCAAGGATTATTTCTTAGGAAGCCAGTTAGATCCAGTAAAAACAAATACGATAAGACTCCTTAATATACTATCATCGATATTAGATCTTCTTGGAGTCAATTACCCATCAATTATAGTTAGAGTTGGTTCAGCTTATGGTAATAGGAGGAACACCATGAAGTCGTTTTGTGATAGGGTACTATTGCTAGATAAAACAACATCGGAAAAACTATGTGTAATGAATGATGAAAAACCAAGTTTATTTTCCATAACTGATCTTTTATCTGGTATTTACTACGAATCAGGAATACCATTATGTTTTAGATCACTTCCCCATCAATTTAATGCTGGTGGACTTAGTATAAGGGAAGCCTTATTTTTAGCAAGTTCCACCTGGAAAAGCGGGGAAAGACCATTCTTTATCCATGGTGAGTCATCTGATATAGATGCACATGGAATTTCTTTATCACCAACCCCTACAAATAAACTAACCAGAAGAATCCCAACTTTTGGTTTGGACTGTGATATTATTATAGATTCTCCTGGCAGGGAATTGACATACATCGATTATATCAAAAATCAGAAATCACTTCCCCCCGTGGTAATAAATAAAATAAGCAAGAAATAATTTTTTATACCGGATACTGGTATTATATTTGTAAAAAATAAAGAGATGTTTAAAAAAGAGGTTATACAGAAGTTCTTATATTTCGATGTTGAGACTGCCGGAGTTTATCCGACACTATCAGATTTGGAATCTGGTAATGATAGACTTTTTTCGATGTGGAAAAAAAGAGAGGATTATTATAGAGGAGCATATCCAGCATTAGCTGATGCAGCTCCCGAGGTAATATACAAACAGAAAGCAGGTTTGGAACCAGAATTTTCGAGAGTAGTGTGCGTTTCGTTTGGAACATTCAATGACGACGGTGAACAGAAGTTCATGTCATTTTCAGGAAGCGACGAAATTGACATACTTACCAAAACAAACAAGGTGCTTAATAATGCAATGGCAAAGAATTGGAAACTTTGTGGACATAATATTAAGGGATTTGATGTGCCATGCTTAGGCAAGAGAATGATCTATAATGGTATAAACCCTTCGGGTAATATACAAATCTGGGATAAGAAACCATGGGAAGTTCCCTATATGGATACATCAGAGATCTTTGCATTCGGAAGTTGGATTCAGCAAAAGTACCTTAGCTTGGATCTTCTCACGTGCTCGCTTGGGATAGATTCACCAAAAGGAGACCTGGATGGCTCAAAAGTAAATGATACTTTTTGGATAGAAAAAGATTATGAAAAAATATCCGCATATTGTGAAGCTGATGTGAGAGCTGTGATGCTAGTCATGGAAAAGATCTGCTTCTAGAATAAATATCACAAACACCAAATACATTAAAAGCTTTCCTGGATATATAAAGGAAAGCTTTTTCAGTGAACGAAGTATTACATTTTTCAGATTTTTTAAAAAATAAAGGGATTTCTCTTAATGAAAGAGAGATAAGCCCATTTTA